TTGAGTAACGATTATTGATTATGTTCCTGATACAATAGTTAGTTCAGAATCAGCGTCTCCTAATTGGTCAAATGGATAGTCTGTTCCACTTCCATTAGTCTTTTTTATAAAATACATAGGATTAACTTCTTCTCCTCTTAATTCTATAGTATATCCAGTCATATCCCCCTTTGCAGCGCCCGAAACAATCGTCCCGCCCGACACGTCCATTCCGTTATCAAAGCCTAATAAGAATACGTTATCGTTCATATCTTGAACGAAAATCTGTACTCTATTGTAACACATTAGTTTAAGCTCATTAGTTTGTTGAACAGTTAGCTTTTGTAATGTTAAAGATAATGTTTGCTCAAAGAAAGTAGTTCCATTTGCAGGGTCACTATTAGTATTAATAGTCATTGAAGATAAATTAGGTCTTAAATCATACTTAAATAAAGTCATTGTAGAACCCGTTGGGTTTCCATAAGCACTCCAACCAGTAAAACCAGCAGTATCTATTTGTAAAGCGTCAGTACCATTTAAAGTAGCATGTTGTCCTATATTACTAGAATATCCTGCACAAAAAAAGATAGTTTTTAAACCACCAATCTGGTCTTTACAATCTACTAATCGTCCTCTTGTTAATATACAAGCCATTGTTATTTGTTTTTAATTATTAATATTCCTTTTAAAAAAAAGGGGTAGTATTTCATACCCCTTAATTTAATTCAATTTAGAAGTCACAACCAACAACACCGTCAGTTTTAACTGATACCTGCACACCTACTGCAAAGTTCATAACTATTCTTACATTATCAGAACCGTCATATTGGTAAGTTGGTATAATTCTAGCTTCTGTCCAATCAGTAGCTAAGTTAGTTCCAAATACTAGGTTATCTCTGTAAGTCATTACAATAGCGTCATCTGGCATTCCTGGACAAACATTAATAGGAATACCTAAATATGTAGCACTTGGAAACGCTTGGTCTGGACCCATATTGTTTATACCCTGATGTACTGTAAATGCTCCCTGACCTGCTAATTGTTGAATATAAAAGCCATAAGTTTTATTATTACAGTAAAATCCTATTCCTGCTTTAGATAGTATCGCAGGTGAATTTGCTGCTGCACTATCATATACTTTTCCAAATGAAGCAACTGCGTTAGTTGAGTCAATACCTGCACCACCTGCCATAGTTACCTGTGGAAAGTCTGCTAATGCAGAAGCGTTAAGTCCTGCTTGGTCAAACACTCCGTCATCTGATAAGAAGCCTGTTCCAAAAGGTGCAGCTCCTGTCCATATAAATTCTTCTAATTGCTCACCTGATTTTCCTGCAACAGTAGATAATAAGAAGTCCTCAAATGTTCCAGGAAGATTTCCGTTTCTATCCATATTTTCTCCAATCCAAGTAGGAAAAATTGTTCCACGACAAACTGATTCATTTACTTTTAAATCAGTAAGCGTTAAAACTTGCTCTGTTAAAGTTGGAGCTCCAGGAAAGCCTGTACTAAAATCACAATTAGCAGCTTGAATAGGGTCAGAAATACCTAAATTAGATATAACTGCTTTTCTATTTAATCCGTCTATTGTTCTTACATATCCTTTAGCAACTGTGTCAGGACTTTTAACTGCAGCAGTTACATAAGGCAAAGCTAACTTACCTGCGTAAGTGTTGTCAGTAACAGTTATGTCAAACTGATACTCTTTTGATAAATTGTATTTGTTATTCGCCATTTTTTTAAAATTTAAATTATTTATTGTTAATGTAATATGCTGCTCTTTCAGTTGCAGACATTCTTGCTAAATCAACTTTTTCTGATTTAGTATTATTTTCTGGAGTATGAGTAAAACCCTTTGCTCCTGGTTCTTTTTCTAATTCAACAATTTTAGCTTTTAGTTCTTCAACTTCTTCAACTAAACTGTTTACCATATCTTTAGACATTTCAACTTTCTCATCTTCTTCAATAGTTTCTTCTGTTTCAATAGACATGCTTTCTTTATCAGCTTTTAAGTCTGCAACAGCGTCCTCAAGATTTTTAATTCTCTTTTCCATACCTGCCCAGTCTTGAACGTCCGCCTCATCATCTTCTGCCATTTCTTCTTTATCTTCTTTTTCAGCTTCTACGTCTTCAGCTTCTTTTTCTTCGCCTAAGTCCATAATTTTAGAATCTTCGTCTACTGTCATTTTAGCTCCATCAGACATTGTGTATGTACCTGCAGATAATTTAGAAGTTTCTCCATCATCTCCTACAACCATAACAACTGAGCCAATCATAAATTGCTCATCTTCCGTTGCTAATACTCTACCATCATCTAGTATCATTTCTGCATACATTTTTGTTTCTTTGCTTTCTTCCTTATTAGAAGATAAAAGCGTTTTGATTTTTTCTAGTGTACTCATTGTTACCTTTTTTTTATAAATATTAAACTTAAATTATTGTTCATAGGACTAGCGTCTTACTGTCCTATTTTTAATGGCAGAACAGACTTTAGCAGCAGTTTCTTTGCTTCCGTATTGTTTTACCATATCTTTTATACATTGTTCCCATTTATAAACAGCTAGAGCTTGTCTATTAACAAAACTAGCGTACTCAACGTATTTATATTTTTTCTTGTATTTCTTTTTCTTTTTACCAAACTCATCTTCAACATATTCTTTCTTAACACTATCTGCGTGAGTTTCACAAGCCATGTATCTAGTAACTCCATTTACTTTATGTATATGAAAACCTTTACATCCTTTAAACATTTCAGCGTATATCTTAGCTTCTTCTTTAGTAGCAAATAAAGGCTCTCCATCTAAACTACCTACAACTGCTAATTCGTTTTCTAATATTAAATCTCTAATCTTTCCTAGTGTAACTTCATCAGGACAATCAGTACAATCTTCTGCTAAGTCTATAATATCTTTAGGTCTTGAAGCTTCAATTACTCTATCTGTGAAATATCCCTCAATACTAAAGCCTCTAACTTTACCCTCTTTTACTGATTCCCAAATTTCAGGATTGTTAACTTTCATTTTTACAAACCAACTCCCGATTGGAAGTTTATTAAATCCATAAGAATTAGACTTATCATTTTTCTTATCTTCTTTAATCCAACTCTCTACAACTGTCATTCCCTCTACTGGTACTTTATGCTCATAAGTAGCACTATTGTTTCTTAAAGTTGACATAAATAACTCTTGAGCTTTTTTAATAGTATCTTCTGTAAAAAATACTGTGTACTTTTCGTCTTTGTCTTGGTCGTATCTAGGTATCTCTTTATTAGGAATTAAAACAGCTCCTACTAAAGTCTTTTGTTCTTCATCTAATTTAGCTAAAGTTAAAAATTGGTCTTTATTAAAAAACACCCAGTTTTCTTCTATTGCTGGAAATTCTACTAAACTAATAGCCTCAACGCCAAATCTCTCTGAATCTTCATCTATTATTAATTCTACCTTTTTTATTTTTTCTTTGCTCATACTTATAAATATAATTTGTTTAAAATTGTTTATAACGTTGCTTGTAAGTTTAAATCATTTTGTAAAGCCTGACTACTACTTACATCACTTTCTACTACAAATGCTTGTACTGGTGGTGGTTCAGTTCCTATAGCTCCAAATGTAGGTACTGTTGGAATAGTATCTTGAATCGTAGCTGGTGGTGTTGGTGATTCATCCCCCCCAGTTTCTCCTGGTATATTTGTGTCTAATATATTTCTAACGTTTGCTAAACCAGTAGCTATTATTCCTACGGCTGAAATAGTACCAAATAAACCACCTTGAGCTATTGCTTTATTTGCCCCTGCATAAGTGTCCATAGTTGCTTGAGCTACAGCTAACGCTTTACCCGTCTTTGTTTCAGCTCCTACTAACGCTGTTATACCAGTTAAAGCACTACCTATTATTTGTCTTTTTTGGTCTTGTAACGCTTGTTCTTTTGCTAAGTTTTCTTTGTCTAGTGCGTCTTTCTTTTTTTGAAAATCTTCCTCTATCCTTAATCTAGTGTCAGCTAAATCTTTTTCATTACTTATAGTTAACTCAGCTAGTTTAAGTAATCTTTGTTTTTCTTGTTCAAACTCTAACTGTCTTCTATCTTCTTCTTCTATACCTATTCTAGATAGTTCTTGTAAAATAGCATTTTTTTCTAGTAGCAATGCGTTTTCTTGTTCTTTTTGTTCTTTTTTTAAAGCCTTTTCCCTTAACCCAATTTCTATTAAATTATTTTCTAATTCTTTTTTTTGCGTTAATAAATCTACATTTTTTTTATCTATAGATAATTGAGTATTTAAAGCAGCTATTTGTTTTCTAGTTCCTTCTTCTTCAAGTAATCTAGCTTCTTCTGATAATACTAATAATTGTCTATTAGCCTCTAGTCTTTCATCAAAAGTTTTAGAAATATCATCTCTTACTATTCGTTGAGCTTCAGCTTCGGCTTGTGCTAAAAGGATTAGCTCTTGTTGACCTGCAGCTAATAAACTTATGTTATTTTTTGCTCTAGTAACTCCTCTAGCTTGATTTAAAACACTATTAACCGTCATGCCATCAAGAGTATTTGTAAACTCCTCTTGTACTACTGTAGCTATATTCATTACTTCCCCTACACCCTCTTTAAAATCTACCATAATATTTACGCCCGCTTTTATTGCTTCATTTGTGGTCTTTTTTATTTTTTTTGTGTAGTCATCTATTTGTTTAGTTAATTTTTGTATTTTTTTTACATCACCTTTACCTAGCCAGGACTTCTCCCAAGCTAACTGAACCTCTTTAAAAACTTTAACAAGTGTAAAAAAAGTTAATTTTAAAGGAGTTAAAGCAATTGTCATTAAGTTTTTTATTATTCTTCCTAACGCGTCAAAGTTATCATTGTTTGCAGTAACCCTATCGTATATAGTTTTAAATGTTGTAATAATTTTATTCATTACTATACCAATTACATTAAAGGCAGTTGAAACAGTATCTACTACTTCTTGATTCTGCATTAAAGCAGAAGCTAACATATCTACTAGCTTTAATACTATACCAAACCCCGCAGCTTTCATAGCCAAGCCAACACCTCTAAAACCAGTTGCTAAACCTTTTGTTGCAGTTGCAGAAGATTTAGAAGTTTTACCCATGTCTTCTACATTGTCATTCATCTCATCTATTTTGTCTTTTATTTTCTCTAAAT